GTATATTTAACATTGACTCAAGAAATAATAAAAAAAAATTAATTATTAATGAAAAATTGGAATTAATTAATACAGATGACTTAACTGAAATTGATTTTAAATTATTTACATCCGAAAATGACAATCCTATTGTAGTTGATTTAAGTGAAGTATGTATTTATAATACAATTTTACCTGAAAAAAATGATTCAGATGATTCATCTTGTAGTTCTAAAAGCTCCAATACAACTATTTTACTAGATCTAGATAATGATGATAATAACGAGGAATTTTCGGATGAATCTGGTTCTTCTGATTGTTCTGAAGAAGAAGAAGATGTTTATTGTAAAATTAATGAGTTCCCTATTCAAGTAATTTGTTTGGAAAAGTGTGAAAATACACTTGATTATTTAATGGAAAATGATTTAATTGATAATAATGAGTGGATTTCCTGCTTATTTCAAGTGATTATTATTTTATCCGTTTACCAAAAAACCTTTTCTTTTACCCATAATGATTTACATACTAATAATATTATGTATATTCCAACAGATAAACAATTTTTACACTATCTTTTTAATGGGGTTCATTATAAAGTGCCTACATACGGTAAACTTTATAAAATTATTGATTATGGAAGAGCCATTTATAAATACAATGGCAAAATTATGTGTAGCGATAGCTTTCATCCCAAAGGAGACGCTGCTTCTCAATATAATTGTGAACCTTATTTTGATTCCAATAAACCTCGTCTAGAACCAAATCCTAGTTTTGATTTATGTAGGTTAGCTTGTTGTATATTTGATTTTTTTATTGAAGATGTTACTGAAACCAAACAAATTATAAAGAAAAATAAAATTGCTGCACTTATTTATACTTGGTTATTAGACGATAAAGGAAGAAACATATTATATAAAAATGATGGAGAGGAAAGATACCCTGAATTTAAACTGTATAAAATGATTGCTCGTTCTATTCATAATGCTATTCCACAAGAACAATTATCAAACGATATATTTAAAAAATTTATTACTAGTAAAAAATCTATTAATAAGAAAACCAAAATAATAAATCTCGACTTAATACCTAATCTAACCAATGAAAATTCTTAAATATTTTTATCATTTTTTTAAAAATATTTAAAATGCTGGGTTATCTACAAATGCCATTGTGGCTTTATTCCCTCCTTTTAAATCCTTTACATCAAATTGGCTATATAACATAATTCCTGTTACTGCTGCAAAATATACTAATAGAGTTTCTTTAATTATAACTTTTAATGGTTTCTTCTCATCATCAGGCAAAAATTTCATCTCTAAAAACTTAAATAAAAAGAAAACAACCGAAATTGCTAAAGAATAAATAAAACTTTCTTTCATTTGTATTAACTTGAAATAAAGTTAATATAAATCTAACGAAATTATGTCAATATTTCTATTTCTTCTAAACCTAATGGAGCTTTATTTAACTCTTTCGGCTTATCTAAATCATGCACATCTAAATCACCTAAGCTTATCTTTTCCCCTATCTTTATTTTATCATCCTCATCCTCATCTTCCATTTCTTCTAATTTCCTTGCTTCATGTCTTTCATTACTTATTTGCTCTAATCTTTCTTCCGTCTTTGGTGCCTCTATTTCTTCTATAATTTTATCTATTCCAATCGCTTGATCAATATCATTGAATTTTATTGATTCTTTTGGCTCTTCTAATGGCTCTATAACTAGTTTCTCTTCATGTGGCTTTTCCTCTTTCTTTTCCTCTTCTTCTTCTTCTTTTTCCTCCTCATCCTCTGGCTCAGCAGAAATTATTTCCTCCTTTTCTTCTACTTGTATGTCCTCTTCTATGGATTCATCTAAATATACTTTTAAGATATCTTCTACAGGTATATTATCTCTTATGGAATTTAATATTTCTTCTCTGACTATTAATTCAATCTCTCTATTATGCTTTTGAATTTGTAATGGAGTAATATTTTTCTCGTATAAATAAATATTTTTATACAACTTCCTTGCTGTATTAATATATGCCTTATGAATAAAATCATTTAAAGAAGGTATGTTAATATCTATTTTCTTTTGTTTATTACCTACACGCATACAAGTTAAACTTTTTAATTGAATAATATGAACACAACTTATTAAATCTGTTAAATAACCACAATTACTTTTTTCAACAATTCGTTTGGTCTCTGTGTCTACAATACTAGGATTCCACTTTGGAATTCTTGCTAAAAAATTTTGAAAAGTCATTAAATATTTTTCCAATTCATCATTCTCTTCACATAGAGCCCATGCTTCATCAAAAATAGACTTAAATCCCTCAATAATTAAAGGAGTTAAGGTATTGATAAGTCTGGAACACCACTCATTACGAGATTCTTGCAAACTAGTTATTGAATAGTCATCCATTTACATAAAACTAATATTTTCTAAATGGTAATCTGAACGGATTAATAAAAAATTTAAAATACACATCATTAATAATTTCTCATCTCTAAATTCCTTCTTTATTTTTTGAATAAATACTAAATATTCATATTTTTTTCCTTCATCTATTTTTAAATCCTTAATATATTCAACTAAATCTAACCCACTATAACCTTTTTCATATAGTTTTTCTGCTGTTTCCCATATTTTATCCTTTTCACTTTTTTCAATTAAATTTTTAAATTTTATTTTTTTCTGTTTGATTATTTTACTTTCCTTAAAACTATTTTCTAAATGATATTCATGCAAATTATTTATATTTTTTGGTAGTTCTGGTGTCGGTATAAATATTTCGCAAAATCTTGATAATATTGGTTTTAATAATTTATATTTATCGTCCACTACTATAAAAAATCTAGTTGAATGACTAAATAACTCTATACATCTTCTTAACGCCGATTGCGCATCTATAGTCAGTTTATCCGCATTTAATAATATTATACTCTTAAATATATTTCCCTCTTGTAAATCTATATTCGTTCTTGCAAAAAATTTTAAATCATCTCTTATAAATTTTATACCTTTCCCGTGTGCACAATTCACATTCATTACATAATTTTTTAAATAGGTTGCATTATTATTATATATAGTTTTAATAAAATCAAATAATAGTGTTTTCTTCCCTACTCCAGAACATCCATGAAAAATTAAATTCGGAATTTTTTTATTTATTATAAAACTATTTAATTTTTCTTTTATATTTTCATGAATAATTAATGACATAATACATTAATTATTTATTACTTTTTAACTATTTATACTTATTTATATTTTTCTCGTTCTTTTTCTTTTATTTCTTCTTCTTTTTTTTGTTTTATTCTTCCCTCCCTTTTGATCTATAGATATAAATTCAAATGTCGGTCTTAAACCATCTACTTCACATTTTAAAATCCCACATTCTTGTTTTGAACTTATCATTTGATAATCTATTGTCTCACTAGAAGACACAAAAGTTATATCCTGTGGTATAGCCTCATCCAACTCTGTTCCACCAGTTCCCACTATGAATTGCTTAATTTCCATTTGTTCATTTTCATTTTTTAATGTAATTAAACCTTCTTGATATAAATGTAAATCCGCACATAAATAAAAATAATTAATTTCACTTCCTAATAAATTATATATTTCCAATAATACAGGTTTAAAATAAGGTATTTCGTTTAAGGGTGATTGTTTCACCCCATCTTTATATTTAATACCTGTAATTGGTTGATGACCTATAATAATTAAGTTTTTAATACTTCCTACCGCATTATATTGATTTATTTTTTGAAAAATTAAATTATATTGGTATTCTTTTACCTTTTCTATAGTTTCAAAATTTTTGGCTAAAAATATATTATAACATGGTAAAAATTTATAAGCATCAATACTATAAACATCACTATCTATCATTATTACCAATGTTCCATTATTCATCATTATATCTTTAAAAAATGTATAATCTATATTATTTCCTTTTGATTGATTCTCTAATTCTAAAATACTACATGATTTACTTTCTTCTGGATTGTCTCCAATAAATATTTTTGGCTTTTCTGGTTTTAAATTTGTTTCTAAATCATGATTACCCAAAATCATTACTATCGGTATTTCTTTAGGTAATAAATTAAATCCTTCTTCTAATTTACTTGGAATTATAATTTTCTTTTTCTCTCCTTCAATAGTTTTTTCTTTATTAGGATAATAATTATCACCGGCAATCACTATAAAATCTACCCCATTTATATTTGATTCTAGTAATTTCATTACTTTTTTTAAACATCCTATTTCTTTTTCTTTTCCATTTTTTATTTTAACATTTAAATTATTCCAACACCCAAAATGTATGAAACTACTCATTCTTGTTAATATAAATAAATATTAAATAAAATTGATTATATTTAATATTTAATAGGTGAATAAATATTATAACATGAATTTAACAGACGATCAGTTACTTGCTAATCCTAATACATATTCTATTAATTTATTAGAACTTAATATTCGCAATCTTAATAAAAATATATTATTAGCTACACAAAAATTAACTGCCGAATTTTGTATTAAATATATTTTAGATCTTGATATTGATAACGGAAGCGAAGATTCTTATATTTATGATGTAGATTACATTTTAGACTTTCAAAAACATTTAACTAGACAAGAATTCAATGAATTATTAGCTCTTGAAAAAGTTTAATAACTACTTAAACTTTGAGTATAAGGATTCTCCTTAAATGCATTTAATATATCTGGTTGAATACGATCACAATTAATACAATTATCGTAATATTGTGGAACATTTATTTTTCCATATGTTTCCATTGATGGGATCGAACCATTTACTCCAGGATTTCCATTTCTTACCCACAATCTATTATTGTTTCTATCACTATCTTTTTTATCTATATGAATATTTTCGTCTGCATTTAATAACGACATTCCACCTTGATTTGGTCTATTTACATAAGTCTTATTTACATTATTTCTTTGATTGTATGCTGCATTATATAATGCTACTCCACTATTCATTCCTCCATCACCATAATATTGACAACTTGTTGTATCTCTTTCTTGTTCTACTGGTTGTTGAACTGCTACTGTGTATGCACCATCTTTTTGTCCCTCTACATTTAAATGAGTCATGTCTAATTTTCCTTCAGTAGTTTCTCTCATTGTTGTTGGTGCTCTATCAGCAGGATTATAAACGGGTAATCCAGAAACATGTTGTTGGACATTACCAGTAGGATTTATATTTCCAATAACATTTTCTTTTCGTGATGGTCTTAATACATCCATCAAAGGTGCTACTGCTGCTCTTAAAAATCCATTTACTCCAAAATAAGAAGTATTGGTAGTGGAACGATTATTAGCTACATTTTTATAACCATCCGCACCATAATCTGTTACTCTTGCTGATCCATTTCCTACTGCATTACAGTTTGAAATAGGATTGGCTTCTAATTGAGGTCTTTTTGGTTGTTCATATTCGCCGGGTGTATACATTTTGGTTCCATCGGGATTTGAATCTGCTCCAAAATATTGCATGGATGTAGTGGCTCTATTGACTGCTCTATCTACTTGAATAGCTCTGGATGTTTGTCCTTTTTCTAGACCTGTAGTTGTAAGCCACCTATCAGGTGTATTAATAAAATAGGTATCAGGTAAATATTTTTCTACTTTACCTTGGGTTTCTTGAGTGGCAGGGGCTTTAATAAAATTATAAGCTGGACCTTCATGATTTGCTAAACCAAAGGTTAGTTTGGGATTGGTAGCCACACGCAATTGATCAACATTTCTATCAACCCATTTATCACGAGCAGCCATACCAGAATTAAATCCTAATTGACCTTGTGTAGTATATCCTGCATCTAATCCAGGAGCGACCTTTTGTTCATCCCATAATTTTACATTAGCCATCTTAGAACCAGGCATTACACGAGATTGATAGAAATCACTCATGTTTGGCGCTCCATTAGCATATCTAATATCTTTTTGTGGGGCAAATAAAGGTGCTTGCTCTTGTTTTTTTATTTGTTGACTGCCTGTGCCAGACATATTATCTAAAACGGTTTCAGATATATTTGGATTTTGGGTGCTTCCTCTTATTCTTCCTCCAAAAAAAGGTGCCATATTATTATGCTTAAAATCTGATTTTTGAACTGTCTCTCCTGTTAAGCTTTTAAAATCATTTGTTTTGGATACATTTCCAAACTGATCCGGTCCATTTGCAAATTCTTGGTAAATTTTGGGATTAAAAAACCTATCTGTTACTGTATTAGGATCTCTATATTTATTTGGATTTGAATTATTAACAGGTGCTAAGTTAGGATAATTAATAGGGGGTGGAACGGGAGAATCATTAAATTTTTTCCCCATATTCTGATATCCTTCTTTCTTTTTTTCTTGATTAGAAGCTACATATAAACCTCCTAATGCTACAAGTGGTACTGCTAATTCCATTATATATATGTAATATATTTTTATAAAAAAATATTACTTATTTATTTTTTAACATCTCCACAAGTTCTTGTATTGGAACAATTATTAACATTTTTATTTCCAAATCCACTAAAAGCTTCTGCACTTAATACATCACTTCCTCCTTTGGATAAACAAGGGGCTTCAGCAACAAAATAATCCTTTTCCAAAATTCTTGTATTTAAATTATTTTGAAAAGGTATACATGTATTTTCTTGAGGATTTAAAGGTAAAATATACCAATCTACTTGTTCTAAATCTCTATACCACCAAGCTGGATTTGTTACTCTTGATTGTTCGGTGAATGGATTACATGTGGGGTAATTTATTTTTTGTGACTTTACTTCGGCTGTTTTATAATTATTACTCTCGCAATCTTTTGTTAAAGTTCTGGATAAACCCATTAAATCACTCTCTAGGTTTATGGAGTCTGTTCTTAAATTTGCACCCCACTCTTGCATTCTAATATAGGTATCATCCATAAAACAAGGTTTATCTCCCCATCCAGGTTTATTTAACATATATCTTCCTGGTCCTGTTGATTCTTGATTTTGTTTTTTTATTCTACATGGGTCATCATAAAATCTTGAAAACGACATATATACTATTATAATAAAAAAGAATTACTTTAATTTTTTATTTAAAAACTTATTTTAATACTCATATAATGAGTAATATTTCAATGGAGGTCCTTGAAAAACAAACATTATGTCTTAATATGATTGTTAAAGATGAGGAACATATTATTACTAAAACATTTGATAATTTATTTTCTTATTTACATTTTGATTATTGGGTTATTTCCGATACTGGTTCTTCTGATAATACCAAACAAGTTATTATTGATTATTTTAAAATGAAAAATATACCTGGTGAACTGGTTGAACATAAATGGAGTGATTTTGGAACTAATCGCACATTAGCATTACAATCTGCTTTTAATAAATCTGATTATTTATTTATTTTTGATGCCGATGATTCTATACATGGCGATTTTAAATTGCCATCTAGACTTACTTTTGATAAATATGATCTTCAATTTGGTAAAGGATTCACCTATGTCCGACCTCTTTTAATTAATAATAGATTACAATGGAAATGGGTTGGTGTTTTACATGAGTATTTAACTGCCATTTCTTTTAATATTAAAACCAGTAGCATTTCTGGTGAATATTATTTAGAATCTGGAAAATCAGGAGCTAGAAGTAAAGATCCCAATAAATATTTAAAAGATGCCGAAATATTAGCCAAAGGCTTTCAGGAAGAAAAAGATCGAGGCCTAGCTAATCGATACGCTTTCTATTGTGCACAAAGTTATAAAGATGCTGGTAATATTAATAAATCTATTGAATGGTATGAAAAAGTATTAACTCTTAATAACTGGTCTCAAGAAAAATTCTATTCTTGTTATCAACTTGGTGAATTATATAAATTTAAAGATGACTATACTAATTCCCTTAAATATTTTACCAAATCAATTGAATATGATCCTGAACGAATCGAAGGTATTGTTAATGCTGTTGAATATTATTATTCAAAATCACAACATTCTATGGTGAATCTATTTTATAAAAATTATAAAAACTATAAACACAACCTTGAAAACAAATTATTCTTATTTGAAGATAAATATAATGATAAATTAGAATTCTTTAACTCTATTTCTTCATTTTATGTGCAAGATAAAGATTCTGGCTATGAATGTTGCAAAAAAATACTTATTAATTGCCTACAAAATAGTATTGAATTAAATCAAACTTTTTCTAATTTACAATTTTATATTCCTCAAATTCAACAAGACCCGGATTCTTTTCAACTTTTCAAGTCTTATAGTCATATTTTTAATATTAATGCCCGAGACACCTCTATTTCCAATTCACATATCAGAATCTGGAATATTTTATATGATTTAAATAAAAATCATTTCACTAAATATCTCTCTTACAACTTTCAAAATAAAACTAACCCTGAAATTATTATTACATTTACTACATGCAAAAGATTGGATTTATTTGAACAAACTGTTAATTCTATTTTGAATACATGGGAAGATAAAGAAAAAATAGATTATTGGTTTTGTGTGGATGACAACTCAAGTGAAGAAGATAGAGAGAAAATGAAAGAAAAATATTCTTTTATTGATTATTATTTCAAAAATATAAATGAAAAAGGACACAGAGAAAGCATGAATATTATTTGGAATAAATTAAAATCTCTCCAACCTAAATATTGGATTCATATGGAAGATGATTTTTTATTTTATTATCCAATGGATTATATTTCTCATTCTATCAAAGGTCTTGACCACATGAAACATCTTAATGTTAAACAAATCCTTTTTAATAAAAATTATGGAGAAACTATTGAAAATTATAACATCAAAAGTCATGTGGACTTTTCTATCAAAGATTATGTTATTCACGATTATAGACCTAATTTCTCTCCCAATATCCCCAACTGTTATTATTGGCCTAATTTTAGTTTCCGTCCTTCTCTTATTGATGTTTCTTCTATTCTCTCTATTGGTAATTTTGATAGTCCAAATCAATTTTTTGAAATGGATTATGCACATAAATATACTAATTTTGGTTTCAAATCTGCCTTTTTTAATTTATTAACCAATAGACATATCGGAAGACTTACTTCCGAAAGACATTTGAAAAACTTACCTAACGCATATGAATTAAATGATGAAAATCAATTTGCCAAAGAAGAATTATTTCCTTGTTCACTTATTAATTTGGATAGACGAGAAGATAGATTGAACTATTGTAGAGAGAAATTAAAATTTAAATTCAATCGATATTCCGCTGTTGACGGAAATAACCTTCCTTTTTATAATCAATTTCTCTCTTTATTAAAATTAATTGATAATCAACCTGTTGTATTTGGTGAAATTGGTGTTAAATTAAGTCATTATGATCTATGGAAAAACATTCAAAAAACAACTATGATATTGGAAGATGATATAATGGTCCACGATGAAACATTTAACCAACTTAAATTAGTTTTTGAAAATATCAAAAATATTAGTTTTGATTGGGATATTTTATATATTGCCGGACAATGGACCCCTAATTATGATTTTAATTCTAATTGTTATATGAAATCTCACAAACTTGAAGATTCACAAAAAGGTTCTGTATTTATTGATATAGGCCATTCTTTTTACGAGAGAAATAATTTGTTTCAACATGATGTTTTTAATACACCATTATTTAGAACTTGTGCTGGATATATTATTAGCCCTAATGGTGCAAAAAAATTATGTTCTATTATTGAAAAATCACCTGAATATTTTATGCAAGAACCACTAGATATGTGGTTATTGAATTTGGAAAAAAATAAACAAATTAAAATGTTGGATAGTTTTCCTCATCCCATTTACCAAGGAGGGTTTGATTTAATGAAAGAAGAATGTTTATTAAAAACCGACATTGATAGATCTAAAAAAATCACTTTCCATTTAAATCATAATAATATTTTTGACCAATTTATATTTATTCCTCAAAAAGATGAAATTGGTAATGATTTACATTATAAAGGTAATCAAGCTATTTCGTCCTTATTATTGGAATGTTCCAATCATCCTAATGCTTGTGGCGTTAATACCTTGGGATTTTTCAAAAAAGATATTTCCAACCTCCAATCTTCTCCCTATTTCCAACCAAAAGATGGTATTTATATTAAAAAGGATTTTTATTCAAAAAAATTTTTACAAAATGAACCTATCAAACGAGTCAAATTAATTGGAAATTTTTGGGATTCAAGTAAAGAATTAGTTGATGAATTTAAATTAATGATTCCCAATAAACTAGACATTTATGAAAATATTCAAATTACTGATGCAGATTCTAATATAGATTATTATGTCATTTTAAATATGCCAAAAGACGAATCTGTTTATTATGATCCTAGTAAAACATTAGTCTTCTCTATGGAACCCGATGCTATGAAACAATCATGGGGTAAATGGAAACAACCTTCCAGTAAAGATTTTATGTATGTGCATGATAAATTAAACCCTGCTCAATGGAGACTAAAAAATATTCCCGATAATTTTAATAAAACCGAAAATAAAATAGCTTCCATTATGAGCGGTAAAAAGTTTTTTATAGGTCATCAAAAAAGAATTGAATTTATCAAAGTATTACAAAAAGAAAACATTATTGATGTATTTGGTAAAGAAAATTATCATAATTTTGAATGTTATAAACATAGTGTTCCTAATGAAGATCCTAGCTTAATATTAGGCAAATATAAATATTATTTTATGTGTGAAAATAATCAACAACTAGATTATGCAACAGAAAAAATATGGGAACCTATTATTTGTGAATCTTTATGTTTTTATTGGGGTTGTCCTAATTTATCTGATTATATTGATTCTAGAGCTTATGTAGAATTAGATTTGAATGATATGGAAAAAAGCAAAGAAATTGTTAAAAGAGCTATAGAAGAAGATTGGTGGTCACAACGAATTAAATATATAAGGAAAGAGAGAAATAAAATAATTAATAAATTTGGATTTTTCCCTGTATTACAAGATTTATTGAGAGAAAAAGAAAATTTCCAATTCTATAATGTATGGCATCATAAATTATTTGATAAATGTTATACTAAATTAAGTTTATACGATAAATCCAAAATTACTATGTATGGAGTCAATGAAAATTACGAGAAAAAATATAATAAAAAAATGGATTATAATATTTTATTTGAGTATGATTTACCAATATATGACAAAACCATTCAAACTAGAAATTATTGTCAAACCTCTGCTTTAATTCATATTTATAAAAATAAATTGTATAAAAAATATAATTATATTGGTTTCATGCAATATGATATGGAAATATATGAACATTTTGTTAATGATATTGAAACTCATTTAAAAGATAAACAACCTAATCAAGAAATTATTTTTTATTGTAACCACGAAAAAAGAACCCCTTTCCATTTATTTGTCCAAAAACATGGTAAAGAAAAAGTGTTAGACCCAGATGGAATTATTTTACCTTATAAAAATTCCTTACTTGAACAATACAATGAATATTTTAATACTGATTTCAAACCTGATGATATAATTAATTGTCAATCTAAAAAAAATTTTATTATTCCTTTATTACACACCTTTTTAATCCCTATTTCTCTCTTTGAAAAAATGATGGATTGGTTTGATTATATTTTTCCTTGGTTAGATTCTAACATTTACAATATTACACACATGGATCCTGCTTCTTTTACTGAAAGACTATGTTGCTTATTTTTTTGTATTGAGATGATTCAATATAATCATTATAAATGTATTGAATTAAAATTAAAACATGTTTGGCCTATTTATCATATGGATGTCGACTTTCATAATTATAAAAATTTCGATTCCAATCTCATTAAAACCGAATACGAAAAAATACAACAAACGAATGTCAATTCTTCCTTATTTTATTTATATTCTAAAATGGCCACCTCTGCCATCCATATTAGTTCTAATAATGACACCTTTTCTTCTATGATTCTAACTCATGGTTTATTTAATAATATTACTTCTTTAAACAAAAAATTATTTATTTATCAAGTAGAAGACAACCAAAAAAATATTAAAAATGTTATTAATTTTTCTAAACATCTAGAAGAATTGGATGTTTCCTTTTCTTTATTAGGAGAGAAAATTGAGGAAAAATCTGATATACTTTGGATTGAAAATTATGATAATAAAATCCAATTATTTGAATATATTCAAAAACTTAAAGACCAAATCAATAAATATATTATTTTAGAATTAGATACAAGTAATAATTTACATTTCATTTCTCTCTACGACTTTCTTTTGAAAGATAAATCATGGATAGTTAGAGAGAAATTCATAAATAAAAAAGGATTTATTATTTTGCAAAAAGTAGAAACTCCAAAATTAAATAATATTTATGGAATTGAGTCTTGGTCTACTATTGCAGATATTTCTATTGTTGAAAAAGGAAAAAACTATGCTCCAATGGCTTTGGAAATTATGTCGAAGAGAGAAAATACCAAAATATTCATTCTGAATGATTTAATTCCAGATTATATTTCTTTCTTAATTTCTCTCAACAAACCTTTTACTATTCTCTCTCATAGCAACATTCCTTATTGTATGCCTTATTATACCTACCCAAATGTCGACACTTCTATGAGAAATAAAATGGATGAATTACTTAATAAACCTGAACTAAAAGCCTGGTATACCAAAAATCCTGCAATTGTTCATGATAAATTAAAAATATTACCTTTAGGACCTAAATGGAATTGGAATTCTAGAGAACTATATGGAGAAGATAGAGAGAAA